AGATCCTTGCTGCTATGCAACCTGAGTTCCAAGACGAGACTCCTGTCAATGTCTTCGATCTTTGGGAAGGTGCCAACTTCAAACTGAAGATCAAGAAAGTTGCGGGATACTGGAACTATGATAGTTCTGAGTTTGATAGTGTTAGTGCTCTGTCTGCAGATGATTCTGAACTTGAAGCAACCTGGAAACAGGAACACTCGTTAGAAGCATTCACTTCTAAGGATCAGTTCAAATCATACGAAGATCTTGAGCGTCGTCTCAACCTTGTGTTGGGTGTCGGGTCGCGTCCTGCTGCCCGTGTTCCTGATGAGTCTTTCGAGGACGAGTCAGAGGGTCGTGGATCTTTCAACGATCCTGACATCACACCTCAGTCTTCGTTCCGTCAGCAGATGAGTTCTACTGCACCGTCTCCTGTCAAGCAGGAAGCAGTCGTCGATGATGACGATGCGCTGTCCTACTTCGCTCGTCTGGCGGAGGAGTGATGGACTCAGCAGTACACGCATGGAACTCCATGTCCTACGGGGAGGGGTTCCTCTTCTCCCTCTGGGTCATCGGGATGTATTACATCAAACTTCGTATGGACAAGTTCATTAAGTGAACAAAATTATCCAGGTCCTAGGGCATCCAGTCACACTGTTTAATCTGATGTTGGTTGGAACCCTAGGATTGATTGAGGTGATTCACACTAGGGCACATCATACTATGGAACTAGATGTTCATGGTCATGTGCATCAGTATCTCAGGAAACATCCTGAGACCTGTGACTATATTGATTATTGAATTCTGTAAAACTGGAAAAATTTTTTCCGCAAATTTTTTGCTCAAAAGGTCGCGCTAGTCGTGACCTTTTTTAATTGGATTCTTTTAGTCTGGAACTGATGTAACTGCTAGACTCCTTGTATCGATTACCTTCAACAAAATCTTTCACGAAACTTTCTAGGTACTCTTTTCTCAGTAGATATATCTCTCGCTTCTCTTCATTCTTTTGGTATTCATACTCAATGTTAGTCACTGGTTTACTTAATTGATTTCCAGGTAAAGTTACAGCACCTACATCATGATTGAATGTGTGTGGTGTGTCGTAGTAATTTTTGTCTACAATAATACCTGCCTCTAATAATACAACACCGTTTGGTGTTTTATATTCGAGAGTTTCGTAGTGATGGATGCCACTGTATGCTCCGTCTAAACCGTAAGTTTTTTCAGCAAGTTTTCTAACAGTATCATCGTTAGTTGGCAAACCAAACAATGGATTGATTAGATTGTTTGTTAGAGCAATGACCCAATCATATGTTTCATTACCATATACATTGTATGCAATGGTGTCGAGTCTCTCTCCTTCTTTAACAGAATATTTTTTAAAGTATACAGCAAACTCAAAGATATCTGGATTGATTTGATATCTTATGAAGAAGTTCTTTGCTGTGACATAATCAGATTCTGAGAAGGGAAACTTGATAGGTCTTACTGGTTGTTTAATGTCAGGTATTAATGAAAAGTACATCAGTAAGACGCTCCATTGATTGTAATTTCTTCTGCAAAGACGAGTTTTGTTTCCAAGAAACTAACCTGTAGTTCTGTTGCTACTGGTGATCCATCTTCAAATGTTGCATAGACTCCATCAGGAGCATAGTTTACAGAAACTTTTGTGATAGCACATGTTTTATACTGTGGCAACCATGGATGCAAACCACTACCCATCATGAAGTTAACCTTACACATCTTTGGCACACCAATTGTTAGACCACCAACTAGGTCTTTGGTTTTACCATTGGTGTCTGTATAACTTGTGGATGGTGAGTTGAATACTGGTAGGGATGCCTTTCTAAATGTATTGCAGATAGCTCTGACACTAGCAGCCTCACCAGGATCATGTGGTGTCATCTTAAATTTAAGAGAGAACTCTCTTAGTTCAGGTGAGTCAAATAATATTTCGACATTCGGATTGATAATCACACCTCGTGTAGAAGAAGTAACATCATTGAGAGTTAGGTTACCACCAACACCAGGAATCATGTTCAAAGTACCAGCAATCGCTGAGTCTAGAGCATTCCTTAGACCCTGAGTGACATTGTAGTCTCCAGCATTAATGTTTCCAGACTTTGCTTTTAAAGCAGCTCTACCAATGTTACTTACTGACTTACCGTTCCAGTTTTGTTTGATGTCAGACGATATGTCTTGAGGCATGTATAATATAATTGGAGACAGATCTGTGCTCCTAGTATCAATGTTTGCAGAGTTCATGTAACCATCATACTTTGATCTGCTACTCAAAGAACTAGCACTAGAGTATGGTGGTTTATATTTTCCAAATTCAAACAGAACATAGTCTGTCATACTATCTTTGATAGTGTCAGGATATCTTAGAGAAGCTTCTTTCTTTGGAACTGCTGGCGTCCTTCTACCCATGTCAAGGGTAACTTTTTCTTGTACACTATCCCAATCAAGTATATCCCAACTCTTGTCTGGTTGTGCTGCGTCAAATTTGACCCAATTGTAAACTTTCTCACCGTTTACCGTGTTCATACGGAGCATCCAATACTGTCCAGCAGGATCTCGTGTTGTGGATCCTGCTGGGATGCCTTTAGTTTTTGTTGGTTTAAATGACTGCACTACTTCACCATCTCCCTGTCTCTAGAGTGACCATATCCTTGGATGATACGGCGAGCTTTGATTTTGTCATAGAATTTTTCGTTTGTTTCTTCCCAGACAGTCTCTTTATCATATGAGAATTGGTGACCACCTTTTACCTGAACAACAAAATCTTCAACAGGAAGGAGGATGGCGGTGTCCCATTCATCTGCATGTAAATCCAGCAGATATCCACCATCTATATTAGACTTCAAATATTTATGGAAGCAACTCTTAGGTAGGTCAATTCGACCACGCAAGAGTGCCCTCACTGCCATGATTCTTTTCTTAGGTGTCATGTAATGTAAGTTGGCACCAAAGAATTCTTTTGGCGTTGCTTTTATACAATATATGAGAGGGAACTTATCGTAATATGGTAGTCGTGATGTTGCTTTGTACTCAAACATGTACATGTGACCAGCGACAGCATATCGTCTCAGAATGTTGCCATCTTCATTAACTGTAGCGCCTGATCTATCACGCAACTCATCTCTAATATACTTTGAGTTGTCTTTTTTGAATGCGGAGATTTCTGATCTAACAGCGTTTCTGTACCATTGGTACGATTGCTTTTCTCCTCCAGTTCTTTCTGTTACTTTTTCAAAAATAGTTTGATAACCAGAGTCCTCTTTTACAGAGTTCCTCTGAATATCTGCGAATCCGCGTGCCATTTTAGACTCCTAGATTTTCTTCGGTAAGGATTAAAAATTTCATCTGCCTGTCCTCACAGAAGTCCTGAGCAGCGTCCCATTTGGCACGGTTCTTGGCGAACGTCAGGGCAGCCCGTTTGTAGGCAGCAGTCCTTTTATTCTTATCATGTGGTGGTTTTGTTTGTTTCTTGGGTTTAATTTCAATGATATATTTCGCTACCTTCCCAGACTTCTCGCGTACCTTGATGTAAAAATCAGGGAAGTATCTATGCACTCGTCCGTCAGTCGGACAACGATATGGAATGATAGTTTCTTCACTGCCCCACTCCAAGATAGAGGGGGTGCTGTCACAGAACACCATGAACTTCCGTTCCCATGACGATCGATAAATGATACGAGATGGATTGCCACGGTACTTTTTAGGATTGACTGGTTTGTACAGTCCTGAGTACGCCATAAATATAAAAGATCCACATTTATATTTAGAGTGGCAACTATAAGAGAAATCATGACTAAAATGGGAGTGCAAGGGGGCATGGCGCTCTCTAGCATGTACCAAGTTAAAATTATGGGTTCTTTTGATTTCCATCCAGAGTGGACTACGGACCAAGAATTTATTGAATTGATGTGTGATGAAGCACAATTACCTAATGTTCAAGCGCAAACTGGTTTGATGACTGGTAGACATTTGGGAGAAGGTTCCTTCCAATATGCACACACCAGAGTATTTTCTGATTTGACTCTAAGTTTCATTTGTGATGCGGAAATGAGTCAGTTAAAGTTCTTTACATCATGGCATGACTACATTTTTGGAGCGCAGAACCAAGTAGCTGATGGTAATGCACCTGCAAGAACCACCAGTAAAACAACGGCGGAAGTCTTTGGTGGTGATGCAGAGAACATGAACAAAGTCATTAGAGTTAAGTATCCTAAGGATTACACTCGTGACATTAAAATTGCTAAGATTGACCAGAGAAAGAGCACCACATCTCCATCTATTGTGTATAGTTTGAGAGATGCTTACCCATACAGTCTTGACACTGTTCCACTTGCTTATGGAACATCACAGTTGACAAAATGTACAGTCAACTTATATTATAAGAAACATGATGTTGTATATAATTCATCAAAAGCAAAAAAGGAAAACTGATTCCATAAAAGTGGGAAAATTTTTCCCGACAATTTTTGGGTCAAAAAGTCGATCTAAATAAATATACGATCTGAGGTTATTATCATGGCTTTGCCTAAGGTTGGGTATCCAACATATGAACTTGAATTACCATCTACGGGTAAAACTGTAAAATATCGCCCATTTTTGGTAAAAGAGGAAAAAGTGCTTTTGCTTGCACTTGAGTCTGAAGACGAAAAGCAAATTACTAACGCAGTTAAGGATTTGATCAAAAATTGCGTTGTTAGTAGAATTAAGGTAGATCAATTGCCTATTTTTGATCTAGAATACCTATTTCTGAATATTCGTGGAGCATCTATTGGTGAATCCATCAATTTGACCGTAACATGTCAAGATGACAATGAAACCAAGGTTGATGTAAGAATCCCTATTGGTGATATTAAGGTATTCAAACCAGAAGGTCATTCCGCCAAAATTGAGTTTGATGACGCATTTGGTGTTGTGATGAAATATCCTAGTATGCAGAGATTCATTGAATTGGACTTTTTGCAGAAAAACTTGAATACTGACGAAGTTTTCAGTTTAATTGGTGAAAGTATCGATCAAATCTATCAAGGTGAAGAGGTATTTGACAGCACTACGACAACTAAGAAGGAATTCCGCGAATTTGTCGATAGTTTGACTACAAAGCAATTTGAGAAAATTCAGCAATTTTATGAAACTTCTCCAAAGTTGAGACATACCTTCAAGGTGACAAATCCCAGAACTGGGGTTGAATCCGAATTTGTGCTTGAGGGTTTGCAGAGTTTTTTCGCGTAGCACTCTTCCAAAACAACCTGGAAGGGTACTTTAGGGTCAATTTTGCTTTGATGCAGTACCATAAATATAGCTTGACTGAGATTGAAAATTGGA